CTCGTCCGCTTTTCCGTCCGCCATCAGATCGTCCAGCTGCGTCGCGTAGTACTCGGCCGTGCTGTCCTCTTCATACTTCAGGCCGATCTCCACCAGCGTTTTCAGGTCGCCGTTCGCCAGCGCCGCTTTCGCGCGGCGCGCGTCCTGCATATATTCAACGCCCGCGCCGCCGGCAATCGACACGCTGTTCATAAATCCAGCGTTAAGGGCACCCATGAAACCTGCGTAAAGGATCTCCATCCAGTCCAGATTTCTGAAGGTTTCCTGCGCCGTCTCCAGATCCCACTTGCCTTCCACCAGATTGTTCACGAACGGATCCAAGAACTCCTGGATGCCCTCTTCCAGGAATTCGCTCCCCATATTCCCGAGATATTCGCCGAATCTCGATCCCGCGAACTTCTGGATCGCTTTCATCAGCCCGTTTGTCGCTTCTTTGGATGTCAGCACGTCTGCGAACGAAGAGAACGTGGTTTTGCCAAGCCCCGCAAAACCCTGCAGCGCGGTGCCCACGGCGAATTCCAGGCCCGCAGTGATCGCGGCGTACGTCACCGCCTGGCCGTGCGTATACCTCTGCTGCCGCATATTGTCGTACGCTCCGCCGTAGATCGACGTCGCGAACAGCCCGCTCGACACGAACGCGCCGCTGCCGGGCAGCAACAGGTTCGCGAGCGTACCGGCGGCCACCGGCACCGCGTTCTGCACCACGTTCTGCATGATATCATACGCCCAAACGGCATGCCCGTTGTCCTCCAGATCCTGCCGCACCAGGCTGTTCGCAACGTCGCCCGCGCTCGGCGCGTAATCGCTGTACTCGTTGTTCCCGGCCAGAGAGGCTATCGCTCTGCCGGTGTTCTCGAAAAATCCGGACGCCGCCGACTGCGCCCCGTACAGGTACTCGAGAAATGCGTGCCCCTCCAGCTGCGCTGCGGTCTCTTCCCCCTTGCGCTGATTGATATGCGGCTGCAGCGCTTCGTAGTATTCGTCAAACTTGTCAAAATCGCCCTTGCCGTAATAATACAGCAGCACCTCGCGTTCATTATCTTCCACGTAAGGGCTGTAGATCCGGTTCGCGTAACGGATCTGTTCCCCTGCGTCTCCGGTCGGCGTAAAACTGATCTCCAACTTCATGGGCCCCGTGCGCGATTTGCCGGTCTTATCAGGGTTCGCGTACGCTTCCAGCGCTTCCCTGCCTTGTGTAACGTATTCCTCGAAATCCGCGTTTTCGCGCGCCGCGTTCCCCTTTTTATATACCTCGGTCATCGCCCGGTAATAGTTTACCTCGCCGATCTCTGCGTTCAGCTGGTCGATCCGCGCGTCTCCCGTAGCCGCCCGGTCCGGGTTCGCCCAGCGGTTCTGCCCCTGCTCGCGCTCGATCTGCGCCTGCGCTTTCCGGCGCGCGTACGCTTCCCGGTCCGCTTCGGTGTAGGTTCCGGCCGTATGCCGACGGCCCTTCGCGCCCGCGGTGCGCGCGTCCGGGTCCTCCTCGCCGTACAAATACTGCCGGTAATAATAGTTATACAGCTCCGTATACCGGTTGTCCCAGTACGTGCCGTTCGGGTTGTTCCAGCGGTCGCGCTCCGTCGTCAGCGCCTCCAGCTCGCGCTGGGCCGCGTCAAGATCGTATTTTTCGTATTCCTCCGCCTTCTGCAGGTCGGCCATTGCCTGGTCGTATTCCTCTTTGCTGCCGAATTGCTGAAATACAGCCTCCTCGTCCCGTATTTTCTGCAGCATATCGGCGCTGTAGGCTTCCCAATTGTTCAGGTAATCCAGCACCTCCTGCGCCTGCGCTTCGGTCTCGTAGGGCAGTTTTCCGTAATATAACTGGTACCAATTCAGCGTGTTCAGAACGCGGCGCGCCTTTTTCGTCTGCTCCGCCGCCCGCTTCTCATACTCAGCCGAAAACGAGCCGTCCGCTCCGTAGGTCAGCTTTTTCGCGTTCTCCTTCGTCCAGTTGTAAAGATCCAGATCCGCCTGATGCCAGTCCTGCACGATCTTCAGCGCGCCGTTCGGCGGCGGCGTGCTCCGCAGCACGTCGTAGGCGTATTCCCATTCCTTGTCGTACTTCGCGTCCAGTGCGGACTGTGTGCTCTTGACACCCTTCGTGAGCCCCTGCATCAGCGTTTCCAGCGGGCTCCTGTTCTGCTGCGCTGCCGCGTTGCTCTTGATCTCGCGGGCGCCCTTACCGAGTTGGTCTCCCCATAAACTGATATTCTTAAACGACAGTCCCGCGTTTTGCCGTTTCTCCTGCTGCGCACGCTTCTGCTCGCCGAATCTGTACGTGTCGTCAAACCCCGCCGCTCCGGGCCGGATCTTCGGTGTGCTGCCGCCCGCAGCGGACGACGAAGCGGCGGACGCTGTATAGTCCGCCGCCCTTTGCACACCTTCTCTAACGACCTTAGCGAGAGACTTGACTTCGCCTTTCTCTTCCTTCTTCTTCTTCTTTCCGCCGCTGTCGATCATATTTCACACCTCTCATTTATTCATGAACGCTGTCACAAGATTTAAATACTGTTCCTTCGTAATTTTACCGGACTGGTAGAATTTGTTTAAGTCTGTGATCGATAGGCGTCCTCTTGCTCCGCGGCCCCAAAGACTCACATACGTCTCGGTCGGCTCCACCTGATAGTAGCCAGACGAACCGCCCGGCGTCACGTCGCCGGTTCCTTTATCGTCGCCGCCGCTGCCAGTGTCCTCGTATCCCTGCCAGCCGTCGCTGAAATCCCCGGTAGAGGGCGTCGTGCTGCCATAGACGCCGCCGCCGCCGTAACTGCCCCCGCCGTAAGTCGTATACGCTTTTAGCCCGTAGGTCTGGTCGAACTCCCGCACCTTTTCTGCCAGCTCCGCGTCAAACTGCCGCTTGCTCTCGTCCATCTGTTCGCGGAACTGATCCTCGCTCACGCCCTGCTGGTATGCCTGCAGCCATCTGGCGTAATCGTCGCCCCAGCGCGCGTACTGCCGCTGGTCCTCGTTCGTGAACATATTGTACCGGTTCGCGAGATCCTGCCCCTCCATCTGATACTTCTGCAAGGCAAGGTTATACAGCTCCGGCACCGCGTCGTTGAGTTTTCCGAGGTACGCCTGGTAAGCCTGGTTCCCGGCCGTCGCGGCGTAGCTGTTGCCGTAGCCGCCGGTCATCGCCGCGGCCTGCCCCATCGTGTCGCGCATCGCCTGCTTTCCCTCGCGCAAGTACCTGTCCTTGTATCCCTGATACAGCGCGTCCGAGTTTACGTCGTACGAAAACGGCTTCCGGCTGGTGTAATCCGTCAGCGCCGCGTCGATCTGCTGATCGTACTGCGACTTGTACTCCGCGGGCTTCTGGATGCTGTCCAGCTCCTCGCGTCTCGTTTTTTTCTCTTCTTCGGTCATCTTTTTGTCCTCCGGTCCCTTATTTCCAACGGCCGCAAACGTACACGTCCACGGCAATACCCGTCTCCGTATTGTCCGGCCGCAGCACGGTCACCGCCGCGCCGGACGTCGTTTTGCCGCTCACCCCGTACACGACGGCCTGCGTTGTGCCGGCAGCCGTCACCTGCACGGCCGCGTCCGCCGCCGCCAGCGTTACCGGGTAGCTGATGTTCCCGCTCGCCGCGTACAGGTCGTTCGTCACGCTGCTCCACGCGCCGAGACTGACCGGCACTGCCGCCGCGATCATTTCCACCGCGCCGCCGTGCCACTTCCGCCAGCGCCAGCCGGCGTTGTCACTCCCGGCCTTCTCTACATAATCGTCCGCGCCCAGATCCTCCGGCGTCAGCGTCAGGTCCTCACCCAATGCGTGGCCGTTGATCTTCCGCGTCTCCGGCACCGCGCCCAGGTCCTCGGCCGTCAGCGTCAGATCCTCCGTCAGCGGCAGCCCGTTGATCGTCCTTGTCTGCGGCACCGCGAAATCAAACACGGCCTTCGCGCTCGGGTACTGCAGGTTCGTGCTCGCGCCCGAGATCCGTATCGCCTTGTTCTCCGCGCTTTCTGCCGCCGCGCTGCCGCCCGCCGCCGTCGCCGCCGGCACGTCCAGAAACCCGAACGCGTAATTGATGCCGTTCACGATCCGCGTGAGATACGCGTATACGTCCCTGAGCCCCTCGTCCGCCACGTATACGTGCGGCGGGTCCAACCGAAAACTCATAGATCTCCTCCTCAGTATTCGCCGCCCGGCTCCAGCGTCTTCATCATGCTGTAGAGCCGCATGGGTCCTTCTCCCTCGAACCGCAGTCGGTAATGGTCGCAGCGCTTCGGCCGCACGGGCAGCGATACCGTCCGCATCCTGGCGCCGATCAGCGCGCCCAGCGGCTCCCAGCCGCCCATGCCGTCGTACTGGATCAGCACACGGAACCGGCTGCCGGGCTCCAGCCCCACCCGGAGCGTCAGCCGCGACACCCGCTTGTGTTCCGCCGCACCGAGCTTGTCCGTCTGCTCCGTCCCCGGCACGCTCATGCCGAGTACGCCGGTCTCGCAGCTCCACGCTACAGCCTCCCTGCCGCCGTCCGCGCCGGTCAGCCGCCCGTCGCCGTCGATGAACCGGAGCTCGCCGCCCTGCACGGCAAACTGCCGCGCCTCGGTGCAGTCCTCCCGGTACCAGGCGCCCATGCGCCCGTCGTACACGAAGAAATGGTACCGCCCGTCGGCTTCACTCAGCATGCTGATATAGTATCTGTGCTCCCACGCGCCCGCGGCCGCCGCCGGCGCGCCGGTCTCCGGCGTCCCCGTGTAGCGGATCTCCCCGAACTGCGGCGAGATCTCCGTGGGGTACGCGCCGTCATACACGCATACGCCGGTCCGGCTCTTGTAGTAAAGCCGCTCGTCCAGGATCTGCAGGCTGGCTTCCGCCCCGGCCTGCACGCCCCGGCACGCCGTCTGATCGATCCTGTACGCCGCCGGATAGCTGCCGTACACGCGGTACAAAACGTTTTCCTTGAAAAAATGCGGCATCCCCTGGAACGCGATCCCGCCGGTCCACGCGCCCTCGCTGCCCACCGTCGCCGCGTACGCGTCGGTCGACAGCCCCTCGTAGGTCTTCCAGTTTTTGAAGTCTCCCAGGGCCGACGCGTAGATCTCGTTGACGAAATTGCCGTCCTGGTCCTCGCCGTACCGGCAGCCCCACAGGCGGTTGCCGCACTCGAACACGTGGTCCGTCACGGGCATCCGCCGCGCCACCGTCAGCCGCGCCTTGCTGTAATGGATGGCGTCGCCGTTCATGATCCCCGTGATCGCGATCTCGTTGTCGCTCGCCGCCGTCAGGATCACGTCCTTGCCGTTGTAATCCGAAAGCGGCCGCACGCTGTCCTTCTCGTCGTGCGGCAGGCCCGTGATGCGCACGCCGTCCCCGGCCTTGAGCCCCTTGCCGATCCCGTCGGCGTGGATGCTGACCGTCGTCGAGAGCACGCCCGTCCACACGCCGGTCGCTTCCGAATACTGCTTTAATACGCTCGGCTTCCCGCCCGTGTCCAGCCACAGATCCCCGTTTTCTGGCTCCTCCGGCGGCGTCTTGCTCTTCGTGATCCCCGCGCCGAAATCCTTGCCCTCGCCGTCGCACAGGGCGTAGCGCACCTCCGCGCCGCGCGTTTTGTTGGTCTGCTCGATCTTGCCGCTGTCCGACGGATCCGCGGTGTTATAATACGCCTTGTCGGGCAGCACGATGACGTAAGCGCCCATGGCGATCAGGCGCTTCGGCCCGGTTTTGGAAAGCGTCATCACCGCTTCATTGTCCACATAGAGCTTCCCGTCCGCGGCCACGATCTCCCTGTCGCCGGAGAGCAGCGCGTCCGCCCGCGCCGCGTTTCCCGGCAGCGCGATCCCGCGCCGCGCGCGGCGCGGCGTCACCGCCGGGTACGCGTCCCCGCACAGGTTCTCCGTCTCGTAAAACGAGCTTTCCGCGATCTGCCCGCGGTGGTCGTACCCGCCCCATACGTCCGTCACCTGCCGGCTCGTCCGGATCTCATTCAGATAAGGGACCGCCATTTTGCGCTTCTCCCTTCGTAAAATACCGCACCTGCGCGCTGTTCGGCGTGTGCGTGCGGTTGTACCAGCTCTTATATTCGCTCAGTCGCGTGTTGAACACGGCCGCGGCGTTGTTGTAGCGCGCCGTCTCGCCGTTGTAATAATCGATTTTGGTTTCAAGATAAGGGATATACAGATCGTCGTACGGCGCCGCCGCCAGCAGCCGCGTCGTCTCCGGCGTCAGATCCGTATAGGGGTTCCAGTCGCCGGCCCCCGCGTGCGTTATGATCACCTCTTCATAGATCTGCCCGTCCAGCGCGGACAACCAAGCTCGCTTCTCGTGTTCCTCGTACCCGTTCGGGCACAGCGCGTCCGCCCGGTCGATCGCTTCCCGTAATGTCATTTTTCTCTCTCCTCTTTATAAGGACGGCGGGAAAGCCCTGCGCCTTCCCGCCGGCCGGCGTCAGGCGTCTCTCTGCTGCCTGCTCTCTTCGTAGTCCATTGCCTTCATGGCGTATTCCTCGCGCCGCATCAGGATCTCCGCGATCGAACGCGGCACCTCCACGCGCGTGCCTCTCTTCACGGTCTTCCATTCGCCGGAGACCGCGACCTCCACGGGGCTCTGCCCCTTCGTCCGCGGGAGCTCGATCAATACCCGTTTGCCTGCCTGCGCGGCAGGCGCCGAAGCTGTTTTTGCGCTCATGTCGTCTTTCCTTCCTTTTTCGTTCCGGGCGCGGAACGTCGCCGCCCCGCGCCCAAAACGTCAGTTTTCTTCCAGGTTCTTGTTCGCGTATCTGGGCGAACAGCTCTCGATCTTCACGATGTACCTGGGGTTCAGGATCTCGGCCGTCAGGCTCAGCTTGTAGCCCACGGTGGCGCGCTGGTCCAGCGGGTCCTCCGTGCCGCCGCTGCCGAGCTGCTTGACGATGGTTTTCAGGCCCTCGCCGTCGATCTCGGTGATGCCGTACGCGTTCGCGCCGAACACCAGCGTGCTGTACACCGGGCTGCCGTCGCCGGCGCCGCCCTGTCCGCACACGATCTTCCCCGATGCGCCGTCCGTCGTGGAGACTTCCTCCTCAAGCGTCAGCGTGGAATAGGTGGTGTTGTTGGCGATCGCGGTGATATAGTTCTCCGTGCCGTTGATGTACACGGGGATCTTCTTTGCGCCGGCGTATGATCCTGCGGTCAGAACCTCGTTTACCGTCAGGCTCGTGCCGGCGGAGCCGAGCGACGTTTTCACGGTCAGCTTCCTGTAGCCGTCCGAGATCTCCCGCGCCACCTCGACCTTGGCCTCGGAGCTCTCGATGAACCGCACGCCGGCGATCATGCCGATCTCGCCGTTATAAAGCGGGGTCGTGTCGGCGTAGGTGTGCGGCTCGCGCCAGGCCTTGTCGCGGCGCAGCTCGTAGGTCGAGTGCGGATGCACGATGGCGATATAGCTGCCGTTGATCTTCTGCGCGTTCTGCGTGCGAAGGTCGGTCGCCACCTGCTCGATGGTATCCCATTTGAGCACGGCGGTCTTGTCCAGCAGATACCGCCCGGCGTCGTCGCCCTCGATCGGGATCTCCGTGTCGCCGCTCCACTTGCTGGCCCAGCGGTAGTTGGTGGTCATCAGCATGTGGTTGCGGACGATCGTATCCGCGGTCAGGCCGCTGGACGCGCCCAGCGCCTTGGTGGCCTCCAGCATAACGGGGTCGATGGCCTCCGTCATGATGCGGTCGGTAAGGCCCACCCAGTCGCCGTACTGGTCCACCTCCGCGTTCACCGTGGTCACGCTTAATTTGCTGCCGTTGGGCGTCACGCCCTCGGTCAGCGGGGTCGTCGCCTTCGGCAGCGCGCCGAAGCGCCTAAACTCAATGCTGCGTCCGCCGTTCTTCGGGATCGGACGCTTCTGGCCGAACTGCGCGTGCACAAGGTTCGGCTGCGCCTCCCGCAAAAGCGTCTTGTCGTAAAAGGTCTTCATCTCCGGGGACATATCGTTCGTCGCGGTCGCGGCGATCGCGTCCTTCGCGGGGATATACGTGTGGTCCGTGCTCCTGGTGTACTGGCTGATATCCGCGAACATCTGCAGATTGCCATAGCCGCGGAACAGCCGTCTCAGTTTTCTGATCATTTGTTTCTCCTTTCCGATGGGGATCAGAGATAGATCTTCTTGCCCCCCATCACCTGTTTTTCTACGTTCTTGAAATCGGCGTCCGTCCATGTCGACGGGTCCGTCTTGAACGTCGCCGGCGCCGCGTTGCCGCGGCCGTTTTCCGTGGGCCTCGCCATCCCGCTCCGGATGGCCTCCACGGTCTTCTTGCGCGCGTTTGCGGCGGCGTCACGCATCACGGCCGGCAGGATCTCGCCGTTGTTTGCCGCGATATAGGCCGTGCGCACGCCGATGCCCTGCATGAGCATCTTCTTGAATTCGTCGTTCTGCATCGCCGCCTGAAGATCGAAATTCGGGAATTCCGATTTCAGCGCCTCCGCCTCGCCGATCCATCTGCGCACGTCCTGGTCCGCCTGCGCCTGCGCCTCGAAGCTGCTGAGGCGTTCGTTGAGCATCGAGATCTCGGCCTCCTGCCGCTTCATCCGCGCATAATCCTTTGGGTCCATGCCTTTGTCCAGCGCCTCGTTCGCGAGCTTGTCACCGATCGTCGCCACCGCGTCCAGCAGCGCGTCCGCGTCCGACGGGTCCACCCCGTAGATCTGCCCGATCACCTTCAGCGCCGGCTCCAGCCGGTCCAGCCGCGCCGTCTTTTCGTTGGCGCTCTTGAGCCGCCCGCTCAGGATCTTCTGCACCCGCTCGTCGAATTCCGTCTTGTATTCGCCCTTGATCAGCTCTTCGAAATCCGCGCGTTTGTCCGCTTCCCTGTCCTGCGGCCCGTTCTGCGCAGCGGCGGCCTGCGCGCCCGGCGCCGGTTTTCCGTAGTAAACCTGCGCGCCGTCATCGCCCGTCTGCTGCCCGGCGTCGGCAGCCGTTACGCCCGCGCCGCCGTCCGCGCCTCCGCCCTCGGCGAAGAGCTGCAGCACGGCGAGCCCTGTTGTTTCTCTCATAGAGACTTCCTTTCTGCCCGTTTCGGTGGGCGAGACCGTTTATCTGATCGGGCGCTCGGCCCGTATCATACTGTTGTATCAGCGATATTACGCTTCTTCCCGAACGCCGCCGTCTTCACGCTCGCCGGCGCCGCCCGCTCCAGGCACAGAAAGCCCTTCTGGATAATAAAAAACGTGTGCAAAAGCTCCGCGTAGGCGTCGTCGTCCCTGCACTGCAGCACGATCCGCGTGGACCCGTCCCTGAGCTTGATAAGCGGCTTGCCTGTCAGCTTTCCTGCGCCGTACGCGTCCTCCGCGTCCTGCGCCGCCGTCAGCGCCAGAATGCTCGCCGCCGCGCAAACCACGTCCTTGCCCTTGTCCGCGTAGCCCGCATGCCCCTTCACCGTCAGCACCAGCGCCCGCTCCTTATCGCTCTTCCCGAACGTCGCTCTGATCATTCTCCGCCACCCTAATTCTTAATTCTTAATTCTGATTTCTGAATTATATCCTGCTTCTCTCCGCCGCGGCTTCCCTCGCGCGCGCCGTCACTTTGGCTTCCTCCGGGTTTTCCGTCCGGCCGCCGCCCGCGTGGCCGCCGCCCGCCGGTACCGGCGCGCCCGGCTGCCCGCCGAACTGCGCCATGACCGCCGCCGTCGCGTCGTCGGTCCCGCGCATCTCGTCGATCATCGCGGCCATGCCGAGCAGCTGCTGCTGCAGCATCTGCACGGTCTGCAACAGCGTCCCGTTCTGCGCGATCTTCTGCAGGATCTCCGTTTTTCGGTCGAAATCCATCATATCCACGCACATGAGCGCCTGATCGGCCATCTGCGGGTTGAACAGTCCGTTGTTATAGAGCTGCAGCGCCAGCTCGTTCTGGCTCATTTTACTGTACGCCGTCGCCCGCTGCGCGGCGACCGACACGTCGAACAGCGGCACCCGCCGCCCGAAGGAGATATCATACGCGCTGATATCCTCGCCGGTGATCGCGGAATTGTCATATTCCGTAAACGCGTACGCGCCGTTGTCTCCCAGGATCCGGAACTGCCGCGGCGCGTCGTAAAACTGCCGCACGAGCTCGATCATCATCAGGATCACCTGCCGGTACGCCCGGTAGCTGCCGCGCGTGTTGTCGCGCGAAAGCTTCGACCCGGCCTCCTGCAGCGCCGCAACGGCGCTCGCCGCCGTCACGCCGGCGGTGTGCCCGCCCGTATTCACGTCGCGGTTTCCGCACACCTCCTTGAGCTCCTCGATCTTGTGCTGCATCACGTCCACGTAGATGCTCGCCAGCTGCTTGCCCTCGATCGGCCGTATGGAATCCTCGCCCACGCTCGACCCGGATACGTGCACGATGTCTTTTGTGAGATCCGCGTACTCCTCCTCGTTCACCGCGCCTTCGATCCGGCTGAAATACCGGGGCTTGGTGTTCGCCAGCATGTTCTCCAGAATGGCCTGCCCGCCGCGGTCGATATACTCCTGCGCGTTTTTGCCGATGTCGATAAAGCCGAAGCCCGCCGGCGTCCCCGTCAGCGGGAAGAGCACGTCAAAAACAAACGGGTACAACCCGTGGTCGTAAAAGCCCCGATCCCGGTATTCCGGCTCGTTTTCGGTCGCGAACAGCACCTGATCGCACGCGAACTTGCAGTAGTGGAGCACCGTCCGTCCGCCCGCGGCGCGCTTATAATACCAGTCGATCACCATCGTCTTGTCGGTGGTCTTCACGTTGTCGTCGTGGATGTAATGGGACATCTCGTCGTCGGTGCCGCCGACCCTGCCCTCCAGCTGCGGATACTGCTCGACGAGCGTTTCGTTGTCCCACAGCTCCACGTGGAAGAGGTTCCGGCTGCGCTGGATGTCCGTCACGCCCGGCTCCCAGAAGAGGTTGAGGAGATCCGCCTGCACGACGGCGATATCCCCCAGACCGTTCATAAGCTGCGGGTCCCAGAACACCCCGTACACGCCGCAGCCGTGCTTGAGCTTGTACAGCTGCTCGGCGGAGTAGGTCTCCTCAAAATCGTTGAGCTCCAGGATCGCCGGCAGGATGGAGCTCAGCTTCTCCGCCTCCGGCTTGTCGCCCTCCTCGCGCGGCAGCACCGTCGGCGCCGGATAGCTGTCCGTCGCGTCCGCGTGCTTGTTGAGGATCACGTTTAAGAGCCAGCCGCTCGCGGGCCTGATCTCCCGCCGGTCGCCGTCCCGCATCTGCTCCCAGTGCCGGAGCTTGTACCACTGCTCGTTCTCGATGATCTTGGCCTCCAGCCGCGCCTTGCCCTCCTTGTATTCGCTGAGCGTCCGCCGCGCCTCCATGAGCTGCTCGCTGCCGATCACCTTCAACGGCAGCGCGCCGGTCTCCGTCTCCGGCGCCGGCGTCTCCTGCGTCCCCGGCAGGCCCTGCGCAATCATAGCAAAATCGTCCATACTGATCTCCTGTTACTGACTTATGATCGTCACGCCCGGCGTCCGCGCCGTCGCCCGGATATCCTTCTTTTCGATGTCCAGGAACTTATATGCGGGGCTGTCGAAATACGCGTCCCGCTGCGGCGCCTGCCGCGGGGCGATCGGCCGCGACATGCAGAAATACCGCACCTCGTCGGCAACGTGGTCCTCGCCGTCCGTGTCCAGATCCTCCGCGTTGTGCTGGTCGTATTGCAGCAGCGGGATCGTCCTAATAAACGCGCGGCAATTCCGGAACACGTACAGCATCGGATAGCCGTTTTCGTCGAACGCCATCCGGTAATGCACCTGCATCCAGCCCGGCAGACGCTTGTTGTCGCCCTTCGCGAACGATATAAGATTTCTGTCCGCCATCTCCACGATCGCTTCCCCGCGGCTCGCGTCCCAGATGCTCGGGTCCGCCACGCCCGCGATCGTCTTTCCCTTGAGCCACCTGTGCTCCGTTTCCATCCTCCGGATCTCGCGAAATATCCTGTCCGGGTCCCATTTCACGCCCACGTTCGGCTCGGTGCAGCCGTAGAGCTCCAATATCCGGTAGGCGACGCCGTCGTGGTCGACGGCCCACCAGCCCACCGAAAAAGGACGCGCGTAACCGAAATCGAAGCTCCGGTAGAGCTTCCACGTCGCCGGGATCTCGAAGGGCTCGATCACGTGCGTGTTTTTGCGGTCCATATAGTGCTGCGGATCGTCTCGGAACTCCTCGAAAAACTGCCCCTCGTACACGTCCCAGCGGCCGTACAGCCAGGCTTCCCGCAGCTTCGTCGGCAGCGCCTCCAGCTGCCGGATGTAGTCCGGGTTCTCGCGCATCAGCACCTTGTTGTCCGTCACAAACGACTGGATGAACGTATAGTCCGCCGGATCCTCGTTGTCCAGAAAATTCCGGTCGATGAACAGGCGCTTGATAAACGCGTGCCCCTGTCCCCCGGGATTGCACGTCAGATACATCCGTTTCGGAAACGCGTTCACGCCGCGGTTGGAGGCCGCGATCGCCCGGATCTGGAACTCCGACAGCTGCGTCGCCTCGTCGATGAAGATCACGTCGAACTCCACGCCCTGCAGCCGGTCCAGATCCGCGTCGTTAGAAAGATACGTGAATTTGATCACGCTGCCGCTCGGGAAGCGCAGCTCCTTGTCTCTGTCGTTGTATTTCGCAACGCCGTAGAGCAGGCTCCTGAGCTGGTTGATGTGGTTGTTGATCAGCTCCGGATAGCTCCGCCGCACGATCAGGCACCGGATCCCCGGATAGGTCAGCGCCATCATCACGGCCTTGGTCCGCACGCACCAGCTCTTGCCGCCGCCCCGCGCGCCGCCGAACGCCACCCATCTGGTATCTGCCTTTAAAAACGCCCGCTGCGTCTCGCTCGGCGGCTCTCCCAGCACCAGATCCATCAGGAGGTTGTGTATAACTGCACGGAGTTGGGTACGACACCGCTCGCCGTCCACGTCAGGATGTACATGCCGTAACCCTGACCCATCTCTGTGGGGATATATACAACCAGTTTGCGTTTGGTATCGTCGTCTGAGATTGCTCCGAGCATGATGCCGCTGAGCCGCATGGTAACGGTACCGGCGGCCAGATCACCGGCAGCGATTAGCGGTCTGCGTTCCGCAAACGCGGCGTATGTCTCCGCGAAATCCGCTGTGGTGGTGACCGTGATATCGCCGGTACCGGAGTCTATCGTCAGCGTAAACGGCACAACTATCGGAGGCTTATCAAGCGTCACCGGGCCCCACTGCCCCTCTGAGACACCCAGCACCTTGCCGTTATCTGAGCCGGTCACGGACGGCAGTCCGCTCGGCGCCACCACCGCCGCCCAGACGCCGTTGTCAACGCCCATCAGCTTCCCGTTGTCGCTGCCAGATACCTCCGGCAGCCCGCTCGGCGCCGAGATCACAGCCCAGGCGCCGTTGTCAACGCCCGCGATCTTACCGTTATCGGAGGCCGACACGTCCGGCAGCTGCTTTCCGCCGCCGGCCATCGCCGCCGCGATCAGCGCCTTTACTTCGGATTTCGTACAATATTGCCCGTCCTCCGCCGCCGGGTCCGCCTGCGGCGTCAGCCGGTTGATGTTGTCCACAACGTCCGCCACCGCGTCCGGCACTGTCACGACGCTGTCGGCGGCGTATTTGTACTCCTGCCCGCCCGCGCGCACCACGAACGGATTTCCGCAGTTCCGCGGGATCCTTACCTGTCTGCTCATATCTCATCGCTCCTCTCAGCGCATATTCTATGATCCGAAATCCTCCGCGCCCTCGAAGCGCACCGTGATCTCCCCGCCGCCGTCCTGCTGCCCGGCGCGGATCACGCCCTGCAGCTCCTTGAGCGCCGCCGCCAAAGTTTTCAGCCCCTGCCGGTCGATCTGGGCGTTGCGCTCGTACACCACGCGCTGTTTGAAATATTCGTTGCCCTGTCGGGTTCGGCCCTTCTCGCGGATCACCACCGGGTGCCGGTCCAGCTGGTTCACGGCCCGCGTCAGCTTCTCCATCAGCCGGTCCGCCGCCCGGTCTATTTTTTTAAGTCTCTCTTCCAAAAGCGCTTCCGGCAGTTTTTCGCCGAGTTTCTGCCGATATTCCGCCCGCTGCGCCGCCCAGCCGTCACGCACCGCGCGGCTCCGCAGCGTTTTGTAAGCTATCCCGTGCGCCGCCGCCAGCTTCTCCTGGCCGATGTTGCCCTGTATATACTCGGCCTGCACGGCCGCCCAGTCGATATCCTCCCGCATGGCACTCCCCTCTCTGTATCCATGATAACAGACCGGCCGCGCGTGATGTCACCCCGGCAACCAAAAAAGCCGCCCTCACGCGGCGGCCCGAAGATCCTTTGTCTTATTTACGTGTATTTGGTTTCGATCGCGCCGTACAGCGGACACGCGCGGCAATCGTCGATCCCCGCGCAGTACTGCTCCTCATGCCGTCGTTTCTGTTTCGCGCTGCGGAACGCCAGCCGGAGGGACGCGGCGCTCCCGATCCCCTCGCATACGATCACCTTGGGCTCCTCGCGCAGATAAAACGGGCATTTTACGTTGACAGAATAGTGGTCCATCACCGCCACCTCCTGTATTCCTCCGGCGAGATCCGCCCGTCGGCCTTGGCCTCACGCAGCCAGCGCGCCGGCGGCTTCCAGAGCCGCAGCGAAATATACCACTTTGCGTCCACTTGATTGAAATACGGCTCGCTTCTCACAAGCCGGTACCCCGGATATTTCTTTTCCCACGTTTCCCGGTCGTCCGCCTGTGCCAGCGCCGCAGCCTCTCGCTGAGAGTAGCGCCGGTCGCTCTCCACCGCCTGCGGGATCCGCAAATTCCGGCTGTGGAAAAACCGCTTCTGCGTCATTTTGTGCTTTCCCATGTAATTCGTAAGGCCCGTCAGGCCGTTCTCGTCAAACTCCAAAGGATCGATCCCGAGCCGCCCGTTGCCCCAGATCTTCCGCAGCTGCTCTTCCGTCAGCACGCCGCTGTTCACGATGATATGTACGTGCGGCCGCCCGCTTTTCTCTCCCAGCCCGATCACGCAGAGGTATTTGAGCTGCACGCCCTGTTTCTCATAAGCCCTCCGGAGCCGCCGGATATAATTATCCACGCACTTCCTGAAGTCCTCGTTCGTCGCAGGCAGCGCCGCGTCCCGGAATGTGGGCGTCAGCATCACGTCGGATTCCGAGAAATTCTCTTCAACGAGCCGTCCGGCGTGCCGCGCGGCGTTATACTCATTCAGCCGCGCCTGCGCCTCGTTCGTCGGCCGGTACCGCGGTCTGCGCTTCGCCCGCACGTTCCGCCTGGATTCTTCCGAGAACACCGGAAGCACCTTAACGTCGAGATACCGTCCCGACTGCACCGTGATCTCTCTGTATCTGCACCGCATCCCGCGCCGCCTCCTTTCCTTCCGCAAACTCACCTGATCCCGACAAGCCGCGTCTGTTTATCCTTACCTTCCTCCCGGGGGGAAGGGAGCCCAAAGAAATGCAAAAGAAAGGCGCCTCCCTTCCCCCCTGGGCCCCCCATCCCTCCGCCTTTCTTTGGATGAATGGAATGGTCCTGATTTTAGGAGTAATAACAAGTTTTTTATAAGGGCCGCCGCCCTTTGCAAATTCAGAATTCAGAATTATGAATTAAGAAGTAATAAAAGCTTTATTTGTCCGCCCATGCAATCTTGTTTTCCCACTTTTTGTAGGCGTCAAAATAGCACTCCTGCTTATCACCGTTATAGGTCAGCTCGTAATACATGCCGTCCGGCACGGTCGTGCTCAAAAGCGCTTTGTGGTTCTGAAGCTGTTTACAATACCACACGACAAAAACGTCCGCTTCCGTGATCCTGCCGTTTTTGTCTGTGCTTTCCGCTCGTCCGTTGAAATACGACACAACGGCCGCCTTTGCTTTTTGAATAAACAATCCGCTTTCCATTCTCTTCTCACCTCCTTTCTCCCGCCGGCAGGCGTAGGATCTTTACCTTCGGCGCACCGCGCCGCCTGTCGCCGTCGGCGACTTACCTTCCGTGCCGCCGGAGCTCCCGCGTCTTCGCGTCAGGCTCTTCTCCCGCCGGCAGGCGTAGGATCTTTACCTTCGGCGCACCGCGCCGCCTGTCGCCGTCGGCGACTTACTGCCTGTGCCGCCGGAGCTCCCGCGTTTTTTCGTCCAGCTCCGCGAGCAGGATCCGTACGAGACAGAGCCGGACGTCCCGGCCCTCCCGCGCGCACGGGCCGCAGTGATCGGGGATCCCGGCGCGGTACACGCACCGCCCGCACCAGGGATCCAGCTTGTTTTTATCCTTCTTTTTTTTTCGTCTTTTGCTTTCGCCTTGCAGCATGGCCTAATTCCGACAAATTCCTTTTTATCGCGGATTCCCTTGCGGCAGGGCGAATATGTTTCGCTTTGCATCGCGGGCAAAGATAAGCGTTCGGCCCGCCGAGGAACACCGCGCCGCACTCCACGCAAAGTTCCTTGCACTTATTCATCGCCGATCTGCGCGCTCCAATCGTTAGAATCGTCACTCTGGCTGCCGTATCCGTTCCGGAGCACGTCCCGCGTCTGTTGCACGATCCTGTCCAGCGTGTCACAGAACCCGCAGCGCAGCACCGGCTCCGACATCGGCTGGATCAGTCCCTTCAGGAACATTCCGCTTTTCACGGCGATCACCGGAAACGTCTCCCCGTCCGGCCAGCGCGCGTATAAACTCGCATTGCTGTCCTCTTTAAAAAACAGCGTAAGATCCCGCGCGTTCGCGAAGATCGGGCCGCGGCTCGACAGCGTCGTCACGATCTCCACGCCGCCGTAGTTGATCGAAAGGCCGTTGTTCCACGTGAGCGCCTCCTCCGGATGATAATCATCCCGCAGGATCGCCGCCTCGTCAGGCCGCGGCGCCCGGCGCGTCACGACGTAATCTGCGCGTTTTTCTTCCGGCACGTTGAACAGGCTCCAGAACTGCTCCTCGCTCATCTCGCTGAACGAGAACAGCGGCGCCTTGACGTAGCCGTTGTCGATCCAGATACAGTCCGCCGCAAAAATGACGTCCGCGCTGCCTGTCCGCCGGATCAGTTTCTCAAGATTTTTCAGCATCATACGCTCACCATCCTTTCAGCTTTTCCGCCAGCGCGGCGATCGCGCCGGCGAGCTTTTCCGCGGCCTCCGGCTGCGCGGATCTCACCTTGCCGAAGCTATACTGCAGCCTGTCGATATCCGCCTGCACCTGGCTGAACATTTCCTTAAAGGCGGCCAGCTCCGGCGCCGCTTCCCCGTGCATTTCCGCCCACGGGATCACGGTGAGATTCTGCAGTATTCCCTGCGCTTTGATGCTCTCCGCCAGCTCCGTCACGTCCCCCACGTCCTTGCGCGGGTTCTCCGGGTGCGGATAGATCCGCCCCGCGTCAATGTATTGTATCGTGTCGCTCATGTTTATTCTCCTCTCATATCCGCGCCGCAGTTGGGGCAGAAATCCCATGTAAGCTTGCCGTTGTATTCCAAATGTTCAGAATTTTTGCACTCTGAACACCGCACCCACTTTCCATCGGGATACCTATCGTCAAGCAATTCCCATTCGGCTGGCACATTTTCGCGTACATCGGCGGCTGGGATCTGTGCGAATACTTGGTGGCAACCTTCTTGACCGGAGTGTTCACACACGCCGCGTTCATTGCAGATTTTGCATAAAGCTTCATATACGCTTTTGCGCAAAACATAATCATTCATCCTCCTACACTTCCTCACGCAGCCATTTTAAATACATAACTTTGCACGACACGCCAATATTATTGATGCAATCTCCATACAGAGGGCAATATTCGCAATCTTGAATCATCTTGTCAAAAATTTCCGCCAGTTCCTTATCGCTCATCGCCCGGATTCTGTCGCCGTTAGTCATTTGTCATCCCTCCACTGCATCGCATAACTTCATACATAAATCCCATACATCTTCTGGAATATCTTCGCGTTCGTGGTTCTTAATAAAAGATATCGTCGTATAAATTTCTTCCTCCGTTAAGAAATATCTAATAATGTTGTTTGGATAATAATCACTTCTCCGATACATTGTCAGCCCTCCTGTTTCAAAAAGTATTTCACCCTGTTTTCAAGTTCTTTTTCGTATTCTGCATCGCGCTTTTCAATATAGTGCCTGTCGATATAACACCCTATAGTGTTGCCTTCAGCATCTTCGTACTGAAAAGCATCGTCCCACGAATCACCGAACAAACCGCAGCTTTCGCCCCTGTCGTTTTCGGTGTTCCAACTGCTGAACAAAGGGCAATTACTGCTTTTCATTGTCAGCCCTCCTGTTCCATCTTTTGGCTGCCCATTCTTTTTTTCTTGTAACGCCGGATTCCGCACCACAAAGCCAATCATCACAAACAACACGATATAAATCTACGCAATCGCGTGGGTCTTGTTCATATACAAGGTGTGCTGTTTCACCGCAGAACGGGCAGGGTTTCAGTTCAACCATTCTCGCACCTCCTCCCGCACATTGGGCAGAAATAAATTCTGCGCGTTACAATTGACGAACAAAAATCATCGTAATATCTAAGATTCTGCCCGTCACAATCCACATGAATCCGAACGGGATTGCCGTTTTCATCCGTTCCAATTTCCTCTGAAAGCAGTTCCGCTGATGGAGTAGCGCAAAACTTACAAGTTTTCATTTTATCCATTGGCATTGTCATCCCTCATTCTCCCGTTCTTCCAGCCGGAGCTCGATCAGCTCCGAAACAAGGCCGCCGAGCACCCGCAAGGGATCCGCGGTATTGTTAAGACGCCAACACCAGAGCGCTTCCAGAATCCGCCCGCAGAGGTAACTTTCCACGCCGCTGAGATTCCGGCAGAAATCGTTCAGCACGTCCGCGAGTTCCAGCTCGCCGCCCGGCACCCGGCGGGATGGGTATTCCTTCGCCGGGACCATTTCAAAGGTCGGGCGCGGCGCGTCCTGCGCCTCCCCGGCCGCATCCTTCAGCGCGGCCGCCCCGTGCAGAAGAAGATCGAGCTGCTCGTTGAGCGTCGCGTTTTCGTTATCGACCTCGTTGATATAAAGATTCTGATTTTCGATCTGCTCCTGATAATATCGGATCTTATCCTTCAGAAAATCAATGGATCTTTTTAAGGCCGCCCGGTCGTCCGCGGCCGCGCGGTAACCATCGATCTCCTGACTCAGCCGCCCGACCTCGGCTTCCGCCGCCCTGGTCTTCGCTTCGGCGTCCGCCAGAGCCGCGTCCTTGTCGTGCAGCTGCCCGGCCAGATCCTTCGCCCGCGCCTCCAGCGCGACGTACGCCTCTTTATCTTGCCGCAGCAGCTTATCCTGCTGTTTGATGATCTTTTTCAGATACGCCGCGTCCGCCGGCTCTTCCATGACCGGCTGCGTTGCGGCAGCCGCGGCCTCCGCCTTTCGTTTCTGCTGACCGTACCATTGCAGGCTCACGCCGCATCCTGCAGCCTTCAGCGCCCCTGACACTTCCCACGGCGGCACGCCCATCTCTTCCGCGATCTCCGCGATCTTGGCCTTGCGTTTGTCCGCCGGCGTCGCGTCGTAAACGTCGATGTAATCGGTGATCTCTTTCATCAGGCGTCCTCCTCCGGCAGATCCGGCACGACCGGCAACTCGCACCACCAGGAAACTTTCACGTCCCGCACTGCGGGGTACCCTTCAAGTATCCAGTTGCCGCTGTCACTGTCGTAGCTTAACAGCTCCATGGCGTCTACGAACGATACATTTTTGCTCTCGGCCGTTACCACGCCGAGCAATACAATATCGTCCTTCGGCAGCTTCTCTTCCGGCCGGTACCACTCCACCGTCGCTGTGCGTTTCTCGCCGGCAGGCGTAAGATCTTCACCTTCGGCGCGCTGCGCCGCCTGTCGCCCATTGGCGACTTCGATCCGGGCAGGGACCACGCGCTCCAGATTGCATTTGTCGCAGCACTCGCCGCTCTCTGCAAGCGGCCACGGATTGTTCCCGAACCCGTTGAACGCTTTTCCGCAGAGCACACAGGTTTTTGTCTCAAAATAATCTGGGTTCCAAAGATGCGGCAGCAGATACCGCAGGCGCTCTTTTGAATAAACGTCGGCGAAGTTCTCGCCCTTGACTCCGGCCAGAATAATCGTCCCGAAAATGTCCAAGCCGCAGATCTTGCAGTTATACGGCAGCCCCAGCAGCCGCCCCTCCTCGTTGCAGATCACGACAATATCGGAGCCGACCGTCATGGTCTCGATCCAGCCGCCAACGATCTCCTGCAGTGACGCCAGCTCGTTCGGGATGCGACGCGCCTCCGGCGCCTTCCCCGGTTCTTTCACAAAAACAGTAATATTCATGCTTCGGCCTCCTCTATGAGCTTTTCTTCCCGCATTCTGTTCATCAGATCCGGCACAAAGGCGTGGAATGCGGCAAGCGCCATACCGGCAGAGCCCGAATGCGCCACGGCGCGGATCAATCGCTCAAATTGCTTCACGGCAGGCTCGTCCGCATGGATCTGCGTATAAAAATCCGCCTGTTTCCGTAAGGTTTCGTCCATCGGCTGCACACTTTCGATCAGGCAGATCAGACGCTCATACTGCAGCAGCGCCTTCTGCACGGTATCGTCCCGTAAGAGATCTTCCGCATCGGACCAGACGTCCGCATCTATCCGCCGAATGCAGTATTCGCCGAAGCGCTCGACAATCGCGTACATCTGTTCCACGATCTGTTCCATCGTCTGTTCTTTGTTGAGTTTGATTTCCATTTGACAAACACCTCCATTTTGTGTATAATAGAGGGTGCAGAGCCCTCCTATGGAACCTGCACCCGATCGGTTTGTGTTGCCGCACAAGCCGGTCATTTTTTTGCGCTCGGCGCCGCGATGCCCGCCATGACGACGCACATGGCTATAAGCTCTCCGATGATCACCCAGGTAAGTACCGGTCCCATTCGTTTTCCCTCCTTTCATTCCACGATCTTCAGCGGCTCCACGTGGTAGCTCTTATACAGCCGCCACTGCGAATACACGGCGTCCCTGAGCGCCTGCTGCGTCGGATACATTCTGTCCGCGGCCGGCAGCCGCGTCAGCGTCCCCGGATCCGGGTTCGGATTGCTGCTCGTCTTCCGCCGCTCATAGAGCAGCCGCAGCCGGTGCCCCTCGTTCCAGGCCGCCGCCCTGGCTTCTTCCAGCGCCGCGTCCGCGGCCGCACGGCTCTTGCACCAGCATACGATCCGCTGCCCGCACATGAGTAAATGCGTGTAGCGGTGCGGATACTGTTCCGGATTGTAGCACCAAAGCAGTTTGTCGCCTAAAAATACTGCATGTGCCTCACCTCCTCACTTCTTCGGGTGCTTAATATGCTCCCAGTGTCCGTCGCGCGCCCGCTTAAAGCGCCGGATCTCGGCGTCGTTGATCTCGTATTCCCGCCGTCGGCGCCGCGCGTGCGCCGCGCAGATCCGGCGGAACAGCAGATAGCGTCTGTAGGTCTGGTGACAGCCGGTCGTCCGCTTGTCGCAGCCCCGGCAGCAGCCCTGCGGCTGCTCTTCATGCACCACGAACCCTCCAAAATTGTTCATACCGCCGGCGCGGCCGCCCGCTGCGCGTCGCCGCCCTCCCGCAAACAGTCCCGCAGCGCGTCCCGGTCGATCCTCCACTGCCCGGCGATCTTCGCCCCCGGTAGCGCGCCGCTCTGCAATAGCTTCACGCACGTCGGCCGGCTGATCCGCAGCACCGCGCACACCTGCTCCACGGTCAGCACCACGTCCAGCTGCTCCCAGTCCCGGTACGGCGTCCACTTCTTAATGGCCTTCACCGCCATCGTCGCCGCCCTCCTTTCTCACATAGTGTTCTCTGATCCTTTGCTTTACGCTCTCAACGATCGCGTCCAGATAATCCGTGATCTCTCCGTCAAAGTCGAGCATCTCGCCCCATTCGCCATCCGTCGCCATCATTCTTGTGTTACCCTTCTGCTCAGTGAACGACGGAAAAAACACCCAGGATATCTGCCCGGTCAGATCCGTTCTTCGCTCAATTTTGATCCGTATCTTGTAATCCTGCGCCATCGCCGCCGCCCTCCGTTCTCACATAGTTTTCTTTGTTAGTCGCATTTATGCGACGTTCTGAACAAAAAAAATCTCACGGACTTCCTGCTCCGTCAATTCAAGGACCGTAACGATCTGCCCGATCTCCCCGATGGTGAAAGACTTCCCCTGATCGGCGAATCTGCGATACAGCGTCGATTGGTCTATCCCGATTGCGTAAGCCAGTGAAGATACCGTGAAACCCTTTTCAACGATCTTAGCCTTCAGCTTCAACACGTCAACCATGCCTGCACCTCCTTTTATAGTCGCATATCTGCGACATTTAAAAAATAGCACAGGTTTTCCGGTTTGTCAATACAAAATTTCGCGTTTCTGCAATTTTATTTTTAAATCTGCAAAATATGTGTTGCAAATTTGCAAATCATAGGTTATTATATTACTGCAAAGAGGTGATTTCGAATGAAAGTGAACGAACGAATCAAGAACCGCCGCGTCGAACTCGGCCTGTCCGTAGACCAGCTCGCGGAAAAACTCGGTATCAACCGCGCCACGATCTACCGTTATGAAAGCGAGGATATCTCCAAGCTCCCGGCATCCATCCTGCAGCCGCTTGCCGCCGCCCTCCGTACGACGCCGCATTATCTGATGGGATGGGAAGAAAAACCGCAGCCGCCCACCGTCACAGAGGACGTCGTCGAGCTGCCGGTGATCGGCGATCTGGCTGCCGGCTACGACCGGATCGCCTGCGAGCACTGGACCGGCGAAACCGTCATCGTCCCCTCCTCCTATCTCAAAGGCCGGAATAAAAACGATTTTATCGTGCTCTGCGTCAAAGGCGACAGCATGTATCCTATGTATCAGAACGACGACAAGGTGCTGATCTTAAAGCAGGATTGCGTCCCCCGCTCCGGCGCCGTCGGCGCGATCATCTATAAGGACGAGCTCTCCACGCTGAAAAAGGTGGAATACGGCGAAGGATGGGTCAAGCTCCTGCCGGTCAACCCCATGTATACCCCCATCGAGATCACCGGCGAAGATCTCGCCCACTTCAAAGTGATCGGCATCCCCCGCCTGCTGATCCGGGAAATCAATGAATAAATGAAAAGGAATAAAGAAATCATATTTGTCGTGCTCTTTCTCCTCTGGATCGTCGCCGCCGTGGTTTACAGCAGATATTCAAAAGCCAAAACCGAACAGGAGAACCGGCAATCCGCCTACGAGGAAGCCTACGACGAAGGATACGAAGCCGGCTTCCGCGACGGCAAAAAAGAAGGTTACGACAGCGGTTACAGCGCCGGAGAAGACGCAGGTTACGATATAGGATATGAAGCAGGGCTGGACAAGGGATACGATATCGGCTACGACGAAGGCTATGATCAGCACGTATTCGACAGCACCCCCGAACCCGGAATCGACTACGATTAAACGTTTGATTTTTTTAGTGATGATCCAATGAAACGATTTGTTACCGTCGTCTTCCTGTGCCTCTGTCTGCTGCTCTTCGGCTGCGCCCAGCAGCAGCCCGTCCTGGAATTCAGCACGGATCCGTCCGTCACAAAATCTTCTGTCGCGTCATCCGCGCAGCCGTCCGTCTCGGCAGCGCCGCCGCGCGAAGATCCCGTCACTACCGCCGTGCCGCAATGCTGGCCCGGCGTCGATCCTTACCGCACCGTATACGTCAGCCGCCGCAGCCACACCGTGCACGACAGTTCGATCTGCTCCGGCATGAAGCACTACACAGCCATGGCGGCCCACGAAGCCTACGAAAAGGGCTACAAGCGCTGCAACGTCTGCTGGTGATCGTTATAAAAAGGAGGTCTCATCATGCCGCCCAAATATAAAAAACGCGCCGACGGGCGCTACCAGGGCAAGCTGCTCGTCGGCGTCACCGACGGCAAGTCCCAGTACCGCTATGTCTACGGCAAATCGGATAAAGAGGTAAAGGATAAGCTGGCGGAGCTGCGCGTGGAGCTCGGCCGCGGCGTGGATCTCACGCAGGAGCGCACCCTCTCGTGGTGGATCGACCGCTGGCTCCGGCGCGCCGAAAAGAAACAATCGGAGGATTGGTACGCCCTCTGCGAGCACCGCGCCGGATTCTGGAAGGAACGTCTCGGCCGCGCGGACGTTACCCGTCTCACCGCCGCCGATATCGAGGACGTGCTCCTGGATCTGGCGGAGCGGAATCCCCGCACCGGCAGGCCCACCGCCAGAAAGACGCTTGCCGAATACCGCAGCGTGCTCGACCGCGTCTACGATTTTATCCTCCAGAACCGCGTCGTCACCTTCAATCCGGTGCGGCACGTGGAAATAAAAAAGGACGCCGCCCGCAAAACGCGCGACGCCATCACGGACGATCAGATCGCCCTGATCCGGAACACGCCGCACGAGGCGCAGCTCCCCTGTCTCCTTATGCTTTACTGCGGCCTCCGCCTCGGCGAGCTCGCCGCCCTCACGTGGTCCGACGTGGATCTCGAAAACAAAACGCTCACCGTCAACAAATCCCTGAACTTCAAACAGCGCGAGCTCAAAGCGCCGAAAACGGCGGCCGGCGTCCGCACCGTCCCCATCCCCGATCTGCTGCTCCCGTTCCTGCAGGCGTCCCCGCGCTCCGCGCTGCTGGTCTTCCCGCATAAGGGCGCGCCCTATACGCCCTCCTCCTGGAACCACGCGCTCGATAACTATCTCCGCGCCCTCGGTTTCACTACCACCGCCCACTGCCTCCGGCATACCTACTGCACCCTGCTCTACGAAGCCGGCGTGGATGTGCTCTCTGCCAAAGATCTCATGGGCCACGCGGACGTCACCACAACGATGAAGATCTACACGCACCTGCGTGATCAGAAAAAGATCACCGCGGCCGCAAAACTGAACGCCTACCTCTCCGGCGCCGCCGCCCCGCAGACCGCCGAAAACGCCTGACACCCTTCTGACACCCAAAAAGGTGTCAAACCGTGTAAAACCGTGTCAAACCATGTAAACATGAAAAATCCCCGGAAGCCCTTGTTTTTCAACGCTTCCTCGCGTTTTCAAGGCCTCCGGGAATTTCCCTTCCTGGAGCGGGAAACGGGGTTCGAACCCTTCATCCCTGTTGATATACAATGGATTGCTGGTTATTTGACACCCATACGACACCCTGACTGTTAAACTACTACGGCTTTCAAGCCTTTTTTATTTCCCGATGTCGCATACGCATCGGCGTTTGCATCGGCTGAACGCCGTTGTTCAGCATTTGGAAATAGCCATTCATTTTTAGTTCTCCTTTCCGGTCGCCAGCTTCAGCGCCTCTCTCGCGTCCTCGGCGGTCACCTTGCCGTCTCCGTTTACGTCTCCCTTTACATAAGGCGTCACTACGGCTTGGAACCCCTTTGAAATAGCCTGTGATTTCAGCGCTTCGGCGCTTTTTTTGTTTTTGTAAGCGCCAATTTGCACACGGTAGATCACGTTGCTTTCTTCTTTCGGATCCGCCGCCGGCTCGTCTGTCTTCAGCTGCGCTTCCACTTCCTTGCGGAAGCTGTCCATGCTCTTGCCGAACTTCGGGAACCAATGCGCCACGTCTCCGTGGTTACTCGCTATCCCCTTCTTATACCCCTCGCTGTGATCGATCACGTTGGTTACGCTCAGTCCGTACTGCTTACAAAGATAAGCCGTCAGCTCCACGGCCTCTTTGTATACTTTTTCAAAATAGGATCTGTCCGTCAGCCCGTCCTCGCAGATCTCGATCGCGATATGCGTGCTGTTGGCGCTGCCGCCGTTGTTCCAGCCCTTGCATGTCCACGGCAGGATCTGATAGCTGGCAATGCTGCCGTCCTTCAGCTTGCCGACAAACGCGTGGCAGCAGATCTGCTTACCGCCCGGCCGGTACACGTTCCAGTAGTTTTTGTTTACGTTTTCACCAAGGAGCCCGTCGTCAGGCCCCACGTACCGCTTCAGATTCGGATTATTCGCGCCCGTGCTGTGGATCATCACGCCCTTCGGCGTCCACTTCGTCCCTGCGTTTTTGATGTAGCACTCGTTTTTTGTTGCGTAAAGCGTATGCAGGTTCATTCCATTTCCTCCTTATTATTGTTTTTTCTGCCGCTGTCCGCCAGACCCTCGCCGATGATGTACGCCGCTACGCTGGCGCCGGCCATGATCAGCGCGGCAACCGTTTCCGCCGTGTCCGCGTCCCGGCCGATCGCTACCAGCAGCATACTCACAAAGCCGGAGATCGCCATCCAGAGCTTCCGGCTCGTGAGCTTCCTCTTCCAGTCGATTTTCATGCGCTTTTTCCTCCTGTTATCTTCTCAAGGTCGGCGATCCTGTTGTTCGCCATCTTGATTTTTTCTCCCTGCAGCGCCGTCTGCTCTTCCACATGGTACATCCTCTCAACCAAATTGTTGTGCTTCTCGACCCTTTTTTCCAACTCCTGCAGCCGGTAGGCGATCAGCGCCGTCTGCTTGTTGTTGTTGATCACGCACACGATGATCGATACCGCCGCCCCGATCAGCGCGCTCACAACCGTTGCTACTGCCGTGCTCATTTATACCACCTCACAGATCCTTATAAATGGCCACTTCAGATTCCTGGCTCTGCCAGATCCTGTTGCCTTCCAGTCCCATCCAGTAGCTGCCGTAGTATTTGTTGTTGTAAATCGCCTTATAAACAAACCGCGGGCCGAACAGCGTGCTGGTCCTGCCGTCGATCTCCATTTCGTACGGCACAACGATCGTGCCGTAGCCGGTCTCGTTGCCGTTGATGACCTCCGGCGTCACGTCAGACGGCAGCAACGTCAGGTATCCCGTCGACGTGATCAGTTTTCCTGTTTCCGGATCTGTTCTGTGGATATATCTGCGCATCACGGTAATATACTGCAGATAGTCTGTCGCGAACCGGAACCTGCGGTACGCGCCGCCCGTCTGCGGATTTCCGTCCGCGTCGCAGGCGGTTTCTTCGTAATACGGCAGATTCTCCGGCACGTAGAACGTCTCCTGCACGTCGTCGGATTTGTCCGTCTTCACGCTGTAAAGCCCTGCCCGCGTTACATATTGCTTTACGTTTACCACGCGCAGGCCGTTCTGCGTTTGCAGTCCCAGAAGCTCGCTGGTCGGGATCGTCACGGTCACGTCGTCCTCCGGGTCGTCGCCGTCGCGGTGCAGGATCAGCTGTGTCGCGCTGTCGTCCGATACGGAGAGATAAATATACTTGCTGCTCAGGCAGTAAACGGAATCCGTACCGCGGTCGCACATCACGGTCCCAACGGTGTAATCCGTCCGCATATCGCTCGGTTTCTCGAAATACGCCGTGCGGATATTCCGGATCGCGTCAGGCTTCGCGCGCAGCACAACCGTATACGGCGCAAGGTAGCTCATGGAACAGAACCCCAGGATCACGTCCTCCGAATCGGTGCTCGTTACGATCTCTTTTAGATAGTCGGTGTCAAAAAACGTCCTTATGCGCGCAAACGGCGCGTGCCCTTCGTAGGCCGTCACGCAAACCAGCGCGTTGTTCAAGTACACCTTGTCGCGCACCATCACCACGTGTCCCGAGTAGCCTCCGGTCTCCTTCACCTGGTACGTTACCAGCAGGTCGCCCGGCTTCACCAGATCCCAGTCCGTCTGATAATTCCAGCTTGTGCTGATCTTTTCAAACGCCGCGTTGTCTCCGTAGACCATCGCGTGCGTCGTGTAATTAACCTCCATGCCCATCAGCGCCTCGACAAAATCGGTACAAGTCAAACCGTAGCCGGTATGTCCGATCACGTTCGTGTCGTCGTCCGGATCGTTCGGATCGCGCCACGCGTGCTGATACCATCTGCTGTTGGGGTTCAGGGCGCTCGTCACGTAGCTCTTGCCGCTCAGATGCAGAAATACACTGTTCGCGTCAAAGCTGCCCGCGTACCAGGCCGGCGTCACCTCGCGCATCGACGGGAATCTCTGCGAAACGTGGCCGCGGATGTACACAAAATTGTCGCCTTCCATCGTTTTGGGCAGCGTATATCGCGTAAACTCGCGTATATTCTCCGCGAGCTTGGCCGGCATGCCGTCCGCGCGCGATACGTGGCAGCCGGGTCGGTATTCCACGAACACGCCATCTTCGATCTCTGCATACCCGCGCAAAAATCCCATTCCCATGCTCCGCACGCCCCAGGTCTCGCTCCCGGCGGCGCCGGATGCGTAAAACTGCAGCGGGCAGCGGAACGCCACGATCGCGTAACCGTCGAAATCGTATTCCGAAAAATCGATCACCGGCACGCCGCCGATCTTGCCCACACCCTTATTCGTTGCGGACTGCGACTGCGCGATCGGTTCGCGTCCGAAAACCGTCGCGTATTTCGATTGCGTGATCCCGCTGTCGCCGTATTCCGTCTTCCAGATCTCCGCCAGCAGCTCCGTTTGCGGCGAAGCGACGATCCGCTTTACGTCCCGCAGATTGATAAACGTCGCGAAATACCGCATGCTGCTCCACAACGCGTTGTTGAGATAGTTGCCGATGTCGAACCGCACACGCTTCGTCGGGTCCGCGTTGTCCGGGTCGTACGTCATTTTCAGCCGCACCGGGAACAGATTCAAGGGCTTCCCGCCGGCGTCCCCGATCTCTCCGCCCCAGACGAGCAGATAATCCGTAAAACCGGTAAGATCCAGCCCCGGATCGATCACGCCCTCCTTATATCTGTTGTAAAGGCTGATGATCACTACAGCGTTCGGCGTATACGGAATATAGCAGCTCTCGCCGATCACATGGGTCGTCGCCGCGTTCGCCGTCGCAAACGTCGCATCGTCCGGGTCCGTAAGCCCGTGGTCCGTGTCCTGCAATACCGTCACGTTGTAAGTCGGCACGTCGTCGTCGTCGATCCAGCCGTCCGCGTCCGTTACGTAATCCGGGCTGATCGCGATCTTAAGTCCCGATCTCGGGATTCGGATCGGCCGGCTCGCCGCCCAGTTGCCGGACTGTGTGTACACGTTATCTGTCATGCGGAATCCGACCGCAAAATCAGTGGGCGCGGAAAACACGCCGTGCCCGATCTCTTCCCTCGCGTCCGGGTCGATCTTTGTGAACCGGACGCCGCCGGCGTCTCCCGGCGTCAGATCGTTCCCGTTCGCCCGCCGCAGAACGAACGCCCATTGCACGTCCGCTTCCGCGTTGCTGACCGTCGCTTTTGAGTAACAGTACGTATAAAAGCTTTTCGTAAACGTCGTATACGTTCTCACGCCGTTTATAAGCCGCATCACGATCACCCACATGCCGTCCGGCACCGTCACCTTCAGGAACCGCTCCGGGATGGAAAACCACCGCGTCCGCACGCGGGCGCTGTTGTCGGTCGGATCTCCGGAGCCGTCGTAGCTGCCCTGGTTCCACACGGGCCGCACGTCGCCGAACACGCCGTCCGCAAAGCTTCCCGCGTAGGTCATCGCGGCGGCCTCGGTCTTCGCTTCGCTGCGCGCGATCGCCTCCAGCAGCGCGCCGTTCTCGCGGTAAACGAGCACCGCGTCTCCGTTTGCCGGCACGATGGTCTCGCCGCTGCCCTTTTTCATCGTGAGCCTTATCTTTGTGATCGTCGATCCTATGGTATGTGCGGCACCGCTCCCGCTCAGCTGCGTGATCCCGCTGTAGGTCTCTCCCGCAAACGACCAAACGTATACTGTGTAGCCGGAAGGATAGAATATGCGGATCTTTTCGCCCGGCGTCACGTAGATATAGCTCGTGCGGATCCTCACGTCGCTCGTGATCTCCGTGCCCTCGCTGCCGCTGGCGTTCGAGATCGATCCCTGCGCCCACGTCGGCGTATATACGCCCACCTGTTGGAAGGCGTCTGCGATCGCCTTGTTCGTCACCGGGTTCACGCTGCCCGCGCTGATCGCGGTGTCCACGCTCAGCTGCCCGAGCGCCAGGTTCAGCCCTTTTAAGATATCGTTCAGCTGCGATATCGTCTCTGCGCGGGACGATTCCTGCAGCACCCGCTGCTCCTCCGCGGAGATCCGTTCGGTCTCGGCCGCCGCCCGGCTGTCCTCCGCCGTCACGCGGGCCTTTTCCGCGTCTGCGCGTTTTGTTTCCGCCGCCGCCCTTGCCTTTTCCGCTTCCTGCCGCGCCGTCTCGTTGTCAAGCACTCTGGTGAGAGGCCTGAGATCCACGTCCTCCGCGATCTCTCCGTCCACCAGCAGATAAAACCGCGGCGCGTACAGCAGCTCGTCCCCGCGGTACAGCTTCAGCTCGCACAGCCGCAGTCCCGTCTCATCCGCAGTGTAAGCGTTAAAGGTGTATTTGATCGTGCCGTCAGCGGCAATGTCGCACAATCGGCTCGTAAACGTGCCGTCGTTTCTGTGCACGGCCACGGCTGCCTTGCTGCCCGGGATCTCTGGGAGATACGGCTTGCCGTTTTCGTGCAGTGTGATCCGCAGGGTCCTCGCCGTATCCCCCTTCTGCGCCGTGATCTGCACCTGCGGCGCCGAATTGAGGATATCCAGGCTGATTTTTGTCACGGAATCTCTCATCTCGTATGCCTCCGTTTCCTTTCTTCGGTTTCATTATAACAGCACGGCGGGGTGCAATTGCACCCCGCCGCCGAGGATTCAGTCAAGCCAATCGTCGATATCCTTGCTCTTTTTATATCTGTCATAGCCCAGCTCTTCGTAGGCGTCCAGCAGCTTGTTCTTCAGCGCGTCCCGCTGCTCCGGCGCAGTATTCCGGTACTGCTCCTTAAAGTCCTCCGTTATCTTCCCGGCAAGCGTCTTTGCGGTAACGCCGTGGTCCAGATAGCGTTGGATCTCGCGTTCCAGATTCTTCCCGGTCTCCACGGCTTTGTCAAACGCCGCGTACTTCCTGTATCCATCGTCTGATCCGTGCTCGATCTGGTAATCCCACTTGTCGAAATCCCAGTAGATCTCGTCCTCTGTTTTGTCGGAATACTTTTTCACGTACGCTTCCGCGGTCTTCCGGTCAATACTGCCGTCAACATACGCTTCGTGCACGCCAGTGCGTACCGTGCTCCCGGCTTCCTTTTCAGTCTTGCCGCCGGCAATAAGGTCTTCGTACACCGCCTGCACGTCCGCTTCGTTTCCTCCTGCCACTGCGTAATAGGCGTCCGCTTTACCGGAGCCGTACCCCGCGGCGTCTTCTTCTGTCCCGACGTCTGTTTCCGGCTCGGTCTCCTGTTTCGGGTTTCGCTCTTCCTTCACGGCCTTATATTCCGCGTCCAGCGCCTTCATAACGTCTTCCTTCTCGAAATGCCCTTCGGCAAGGATCTCATCCACCAGCCGCTGGTACTCAGCCGCCCGGCCGTCCAGCTTCGCCTCCGCCGCCGCCCGGATCCGCTCGTCGTTGTCTCTGAGCGCCTTTCGCACCGCCGTTCTGTAGCTGTCCTCTGTTTTATAACCGTCGCGCAGCCGCCGCTGCATCTCCGTGTCGTCCGTAACAAACGCGTTGTAGATCCTGTCGCCTTTGTCGCCCGAAAGGCCGATCCCCTCCAAGAACGCGCTCCACACGGTCGAAGCCGTCGTTTTGTACTCCTTGTCGCCGCCCTGCTTCACCGTGCGCCAGATGCCGGTCACGTCCTTGTACACGCTCTTCATCGGCACCGGCGTCAGCGACGATACCGCGCCCAAAAACGTCAGCAGCTTTTCGGTCGTGAATTTCCCTTCAAAAATCGAATCCACCAGCCTTTTTCCGCTCTGGATCAGCTCTCCGAATACGCTCACGTCGCTGCGCTCCACGTCCCAGCCGGCGAAAATTGAGATCAGGTCCTTGACGTACGGCACCAGCCCCAGCGGATTCAGCGCGGAATCCATGAACCAGGTATCCGCCGAGCCTATCGTGTTCCCGGCAAAGCGCTTCATCCACTTCTCCCAATAGGTCTTGTTCTCGTCCTTGTCGCGCCACGCGCCCACAACGCTCTGGAACGCCGCGTTTACAATCACGTTCAGCACAAAGGCAGCGAGCGCCCTGCTCTTCGATATGGTCCTGTTTTTGCCGCTCATCACAACGAGGTTATAAGAGAGCGTCGGCTCCGCCATGAACGCCGTCACCATCTTCGCGAGCCCGGCCTTGCTGCGCATCAGCTCGGATTTCGAAAGCGCCGAATCGTACACCTGAGTATAGTTCGCGATCTCCCGGAATCGTTTATTGCAGGCGTCCCAGAATTCGTCGGACCCTTCCTCAAAGTCCGTCTTGTCCCGCGTCTCGCGCTTCACGGCGTTCCAGATATTCGTCCACGTTACCGCGTCGGCCTTCTCCGCGCCCCAGCCCAGCGCGTCGCCGATCCTGCGCCCCGGCTTCGGCCGGTCCAGGATCCACTCCGCGGCGCTCACGCCCATGGCCGTGTCAAAGCCGCCCATCTCCTTCACCACGGCCGTCGGGCAGTGCGCCAGCATCTCGTTATAATCCGATTTTTTGGCGACGCCGAAGAAATATTTCGGATTGATGATCGCCGTCGCCCGCATGATCGCCGTCGGCTGCTGGATCACCACGCTCGCGTTCGCCATCACGGCAGCGGCCTTGAATTTTCCGGTCAGCCGGTTGTATACGTCGTCCACGCTGTCGCTGCGCAGGCCGCCGTTGATCGCCGTCAGAAACTGGCTGATATATTCCGTCGCCGCTTTGCCGTAGGCGTTCGTCATGGCGGCCGCAACGCTGGTCACGCCGTCCTGTTCCCTGTAGTTGTAAACGGTCTGCATATTCTCGAGCGGGGTCAGAAAGCTCGAATACAGCGCCATCTCCTGCATGTGCGCCACGGCGACCTCCGTAAAGTCTCCCAGCACCAGCGGCGTATGGGCGCGCCGCACGGTGCGCTGCGCGCTGCCCCAGTTCTTGAGCCGCGTGTCGTCCGCCAGCCCGAACCGCCGGTTCGTGAATTCCTTCGGCGTTTCGTACGGGAAATAATACCCCTCGGTAAACTTCCTTATCCCGTACTGCTTTCTGGTGGCGTCGTTCCCCCAGCCGCTCGTCACGGTGCTCATGTAGTTAACCACCGCGTCCACGTACGCCTTCTGCTCGTCGGTCAGGCTGTCGATCACCATCTGGATGTCCCCTGCGGTCAGCTTGTGCCGGTTCTTGTCCACCACCGCGTCGTTGATCCTGTCCCGGCCGCGCAGGAATTTCAGGTAGCGCTCGTTCTTCTTCTGTCCGGTCTGCGCCGCCGCCGCGTGTTTTTTCGCGTATTTTTTTTGCTCTTTTTCGAGCGCGTCGCTCAGCACCACGCCGCCGGTCTTGCTGGTCGTCCGGTCTGTTAAAAGGTGGCTCGATTCCTGCCCGCTCGATTCCTCGCGCTTCTTCCAGGCGTAGATCTCCATCATGGAGCCC